AGCGGTTCAAGACTATGAATTAGCGAGTGGCGCGGCGACCTTAAATGTCAAGTTCTCTTCGGCCAATCTTGCGGCCAATGCCACCGGCACGCAGGCGAGCGGCACGCTGATCTCTGCCAATGTCGCCAACGTCACGGTCTCGAGTGCGGGTGCGGCCTTTTCCGTGACCTTACCACCTGCAGTCCCTGGACTTGAGATTGATGTTTGCACGACAACCGCAGTCAATACGGTTGCGGTATTCCCGAGCACTGGGCACACCATCAATGCGCTGTCGGCGAATTCCGGCCTCACCATGGCGGCGCTCACGTCAGCGACTTTCATCTGCACGGTTGCCGGCGCCTGGTTCACATCACCTAGAGTGCCTTCTTAAAGCCCATGAGGGGTTAACCCCATGGCAATCACAACTTTAGCCCCCGTCGACATCGCCAACATGGCGTTGTCCTATCTTGGCATCTCGACGCAGGTTCAATCTCTCACGCCTCCCGATGCGACCGAGCAGGCGAAGGCGTGCTCCTTCTGGTATCCGATTTGCTTGAATGAACTGCTGCAGATGGCCCCGTGGCCGTTTGCGTATACCTCGGTGGTTCTTGCGAGCGATTCGAGCCTTGCTGGAGCCTCTGGGACGATCGGTGGGACGTTCGCATTCCCTGGCTACCCTTACGCCTACCAACTCCCGAACGACTGCCTGCAGTCCATAGCGGTGACGACATACGCGGGGCAGAGATTAGGTCCCGCCTTCTGGTCGTCCTGGTGGTGGCCGATCAACAGCGGCATGACCTACGCGATACCGAAGATCCCATTCAAGATCGTGCAGAGCGTCGCCAATCCTGGCGGGCAGATGATCCTGTGCGATGTGCAGGCCACGTCGGCATCACCGCTGTATCTCTTCTACATCCAGGCGATCACCAACACGGCGCTCTTTAGCCCGCTGTTTATCAGCGCACTGGCCTTCGATATTGGCTTTCGGGTCGGCATGAACTTGCGAACCGCGAATGCGCAGAAGGTCCAGTTCTGTCAGGCAATGGCCAAATCTTCCCGGCTCGAGGCTTTGGCGCAGGCCTTGAACGCCATGCAGCAGGACCCGGAGCGCGACTCCCCATCCACGATGGCGAGATGGTAAGTGGACATTGCGCAAGTCTCATTCAGCCGCGGTGAAGCGAGCCCGATAGCGGCAGCAAGAACCGACGCTTCCTTCTACGCCAACGCCTTAAGCCTCGGCGTCAACTTCTTCGTTCGCGCAGAGGGTGGGGTCAGCAATCGACCGGGACTGCAGTTCATTGCGCAGTGCATTTCGAACACGCCGAACGGCTCTTACTTGAGCCCGTTCATCTTCAACAACCAGCAGTCCTATGTGTGCGAATTTGCCGCAGGGTCGATCACGACCTATTCGAATGGGGCGCTGATCCAAGCCGGGATAGTCAACCCTTACGCAATCTCTGATCTACCAAACCTTCGCTTTGCGCAGTCGGCCGACACGATGGATGTGGTTGTTAGTACAAACCCTCCGTATCAGCTAAAGCGCAACACGGTCACGAGTTTTAGCTTTACCTCACCGCAGCTCATCAACGGACCCTTTCAGGACATCAACACCGACGGAACCACCACGGTGTACGTCTCGAGCACGCAGGGGCAAGTGACGATTACCGCATCATCCGCGATCTTCACGCCGCAGCATGTGGGTGCGCTCTTTACGATTCAGGAGCAATTTCTTGCTTCCGTGAATCCGTGGGAAGCCCAGAGAGTCATATTCCAGAATTCAACATCGCCCGTCGGGGTTTATCGGCGCAGTGACGGCAAGATTTATCTTTGCGTGAATACGCCGAAGATCGCATCGACCGCAACTGCAACCGGAACATTCCAACCGGTTCACACCTCAGGCACTCAAAATGATGGCGATGGCAAGGCGATTCCGAACTTTGCCGACGTCGTTGGAGTGTCCTGGCAGTATGTGTCGACCAATGCCGGGGTAGCACTGATCACCCAGTACATCGATGCGCAGCACGTCGTCGGTGTCGTCCAGTCCTATCAGGGCGTGTATTCGAACTTTCCCCCGACCGTTGTTGGTGGTCCGGTTCCTGTGGCGGGACCTTTCAGTTTTGTAGGCGATGGCTCAACGCGAGTGTTTTCCCCACTGACCGGCAGCACCACGGGGGACCCTAATCAGTTCTACGTGACTGTTGCCGGTATTTTTCAAGACCCGACATCCTATGTTGTCATCGGGAATGCGCTCACCTTCTTCACCGCTCCCGCTGCCGCCGCAGCGATCAGCATCACTCAAGTCACGGGAACTCTATCGCAACCCACCGAGACAGGCCCGCAGAATTTGCAAGGCCTTTGTCTTTCGACCTACTGGGCTTTTGGGTCCTTCTCCAAGGTCCAAGGCTATCCGTCCACGGTCGTGTACTTCAATGATCGCAAGGTGTTCGGCGGCACGACTCTGCAACCGCAGACCGCGTTCACCAGTCAGGTGGCCACCTACATCGACTTCGGTGTTTCGAATCCGCAAGTCGATAGTGACGGGATCACTTTCACGATGGACGCGCGGCGTGAGAATCCGATAGTCGACTTGATCCCGTTGAATGACTTGCTCATCGGGACTGCCTCGACCATCTGGCGAATCACGCACAGCGCGAATGTGGGAGCGATCACCCCATCTGATATCTCGCTGTTGCCGCAGAACTTCTATGGCGAGCAGGCCGTGCCGTCCGTGCAGACGGGGGATACGGTGATTTACGTGCAGTGGGGAGGCCGGAAAATCCGGGACTTGGCCTATCAATTTCAGTACGACAAGTTCGTGGGCTCTGAATTGACAGTGTTCGCGCGACAGATGTTCCCCTACGGGACGACTGCACTGCGTATGGCTTTTGCCCCAGAGCCATACGGATTGCTTTTCGTGGTTCGATCTGATGGCGTACTTTGCGTCTGTGCTTACCTGCCAGAGCAGCAGGTCACCGCATGGACCCGCTATACCACGCAAGGATTCTTTGAGGATGTCTGCGTCGTTCCTGAGAACGGGACCTATGCGGTGTATGTGATTGTGCGGCGTGTGGTGAATGGCGTCACGGTGCGCTACATCGAACGCTTTGCGGCTCGTGAAGTGTCAACCCTGCAAGACTACTTCTTTGTAGACTCAGGCCTTACCTACGATGGGCGAAACGCCACCACCGCCACGATGACGGTATCTGGCGGTACCACATGGATTGCGGGGGAGACTGGCACGCTGACTTCTTCCCCGGCCGTTGGCTGGGCGGGATTCTCACCCACAGACCCTGCGAACAATAACGCCATTTGGCTGAATGACTCGAGCGGCAACAGGCTTTGCCGCCTGCAGATTACGACGTATATCAGCGCCGCGGTGGCTGGGGTTACGTTCCTAGATCCTGTCCCCGCCGCGATTCGCAACGTCGCGGACTTGAACTGGACGTATGCGAAGACGCAATTTTCAGGGCTCACCAATCTGATCGGCGCAACGATTGCGATCCAAGCCGATGGAACCGTGTTGCCACAGACGACGGTGAGCGCTACTGGAACCTTCAGCCTTCCTAATGCCGGTGGCGTTATCCATGCGGGATTGCCTTACGTATCGCAGTTGCAGTCCATGAATCTCAATATTCAAGGACAAGACAGCATCCGCAATCACATGAAGAACCCGGCGCGGCTTTCGGTCGTGGTGGATCAGTCGTCGCTTTTCTACGTGGGAACCGACTTCGTGAACCTGATGCAGTCAGTACAACGCGAGTTTGAAAACTACGGCGTGCCGACCGCCCTTCATACCGGAGTGCTTCACATTCAACTCGCATCAACGCCTTCAGATGACGCGACTGTGTGCTTACAGATGTCGGACCCAGCACCCTTAACCGTCCTTAGCTGGTTGGTCGATGTAGAAGTCGGGGAGGCAGGCTAGTGTTCGACTTTACCAATTCAAATGGCAACACGGATTACGCGCCGTATCTCTCGCTCTTTGGCGGTGGATTCACTGCAGCATCCAACCTGATGGCCGGGAACGAATCCTCAAAGCTCATGCGGATGAATGCCGGTATCGCTGGCGAGCAATCACGGTCCACGAATCAAGCGGGAGCCGAGCAAGCGGAAATATTCCGCCAGAACTTGAACCAAAAGATCGGCCGGCAAGAGGCTCAGGTCGGTGGTTCCGGTCTTACGATGTCCGGCTCCCCTTTGCGATCCATCGAGAACACGGCCTACTTCGGCGCGCAGGACGTCGCGCGCATTCAAACCAATGCCGCGCGTAAGGCTTGGGGATTTGACGTCACTCAAGTGGGCGATGAATTCAAAGCGCAGGAAGCCAAGTCGGCTGGAGTCTCCAATGCCTTGGGTGGATTGATCACTTCGGGTGCTAGGGCATATGGCCAATGGAATAGCGACTAATGGTAGACCTAACGTCCGGCCCCACAGTCGAACCAGAGGCCCTACCAGGGCGCGCGTATCCGCGCCTGCCGGATGATGCGAACCCGCAAGCCTATGGTGCTGGAATTGGGCGTGGCCTAGAACAGGCCGGCGATGTTCTGCAGAACGTGCATGACAGAGTGCAAGCGCAGGCGCGGCAGACGCAGCTTGCCGATGCACACAATCAGGTCCAAGCCTTATCGCTCAAACTGACGCACGATCCGCAGACCGGCGCGTTCACCAAAGAAGGCAAGAACGCTTTTGGGTTAGATCAGCAGTACCTGCCGCAGTTCGATCAGGGCGCGGCGCAGATTGCCGCAGGCATTCCGGACCAGAAGGCGCGTCTCGCCTTTACCAAAGGGGTTATCCCGCAGGTACGCAACCAACTTAATGAACAGTTGGACACGCACGAGCTCACCCAGCACCGCGAGTATTCAGACCAGACCGCGCAAGCCTCCATTGGTCTTGCTGCTGCTGCTGCTGCTGCGAATCACAATCACCCCGACATCATGGCATCGAACAAGGATACGGTGGCCTACAACATCGACCAGTTGGCGACGTCAAAGGGCTGGTCGGATGAGCAGAAGCAATTTCACTTAAACAAAGCGCTCACCGAATTTCATTCGACCGTCATCGATTCGATGGTGGGGCAGGGACAGCTATCGCAGGCGCGTACCTACCTATACCAACAAACCGCAGCGGGTGAGATAGATCCGAAAGCCGCGGACGGTTTGCAGCGAATGATGCTGGCGAAGGAAGAACACGACTTGATGATGAACGACAAGATCCAGCGGGATTCATCGAATGCCATTTTGAAGAACGGCATTCTCTTGCAGCAGCAAGGACAACTGACGCCGCAGTTCATCGAGAAGTTTCACAAGACCTTAGAGCCGCAGGCCTATGAGTACCTGTACGGCTTGGTATCTGGCAAGGAAGTGAAGTCAGACCCGCATACCTTCGCCCCGCTTCTGACGCGGGCCATGTCAGGTGAAGACGTCACCAAGGACGCACAGGACGCGCTGTACACCGGCAAGCTGTCGCTCACCGACTTTAAGGGCATTGTCGAAAAAGCTGAAGCGCCACGCAAGGGTTATGTGGCACGCGGTACTGATTACATCAATTCGTCACTCAAGACGAATTCATTGATTCCAGATCCGGCTGGACAGAGAACCCTCGCGAACGCAATAGACGATTGGCGACAGGCGGTATCCGATCATCCAGACATGACCGAAGAGCAGGCGCGGACGACGTATCGGAATATCACAGATCACTATCAGATCGTGTCGTCAGAAAAGACCACGTTGTTCAATGCTGTGCCGCTGCATCTGGTCGGATCTCGCACACAGCCGGACTTGCCCAAGACCTGGGCTGCTACCAAGGCTGCGCATGATGCGGGTGATTTAAGCGACGCGGAATACAACCGGCAGGCCGCGCTGATCCTGCAGTGGCAGGCATCGCAAGCCGTTCAACAAAAGAAGCCGGCTAAATGAGTACGCCAGCCGAACAACTTGACCAGACGATGGTACCGAAGGCACTCCCTACGGAACCGACGCCTGTGCCTTCCTCATCTCCTGCCCCGCAGAATCTTGCCAATGCGTACATGGCGCACGCCGACACGATGCGTGGCGCTGCTGCTGCGGATGAACTCGACGCACAGCTAAAAGGACAGCAGGCCGAAGAGAAACCAAAGCCTGTCGCTGAAGAGAAGCCGGACAAAACCGTATTCGAAAAGGCTGGGGCGGTTGGCTCGGACATCGGTACCGGCATTAGAGAAAGCCCACGCGCCCTATATAAAGGCGTGCGCAATGCTTACCAGTCGATGATTGACTTGGCTGGACATGCCGTGGATTTCGCCGGCAAGGAGTTACCGC